ACCCAAGGAGATAAATAAAACAAAGACAAATACACAATAATGGAAAATTGCGCATTTTGCAAATTAAATGTTAGTACATACAACAATAAGTGCGCTGGATGTAGGTCAAGGTTAATCCACAGCACGCGACCAAGCCAATTGCAAGCTCAAAATATGTTGGGTTATCTTCAAAGAGCTTGCAGGCTTGATCGCAAATACTTGGTCGCAGAATACAAAAGCTGGTTACAAACACAAGGAGAAAGTAATGAACAAAATGATAATCAATGATGCTGAGAAATTTAAAACAAGATGCTTTAGTCTAAATGGTATACTGTATGTTAAGCATTCTAAATATGAAGCGTATGTTTACCCTGGCTTTAACTTGTTATCAGCTCCATTAAATGACTACCAGTTAATTAAAGCTGGTGCTACGGAGGTATTCGAAATGCTTTATAGAACCACTAACAAGGCTACAAGATGACTGAAGATGAAGAGTGGGCTGCTGCTGAACTTCAATTGCAAAACTGCAGGCTGGTTGCTGCAAGAATGAAGGCAGTCGAGGCAGCAGAAAGGCTATGCAAAGAATATAGTGACTCATTGCATATTTTTACAATCCGCAAAGCATTTGAACTTGGGTATATGGAGGCACATAAAAATGGATGATTTCACATTATTTTGGGGAAATTACCCGAACAAGCGTGCAAAAGGTGATGCGCGTAAAGCATGGGAACAAACTGCTTCAATTCGTCCAGACATGAAAACCATCATTGAAGCGATACAAAACCAGTGCAAAACAGACCAGTGGCGAAAAGATGAGGGTAAGTTTATACCGTACCCTGCTACATGGCTGCGGCAAGAACGTTGGGATGATGAAGTAGAGGTGCAGCTGCCTGGTGTTGTTGCTGGTCGTGCATGGCATGAGACAGCACAAGGGATTGAAGCTAAAGGCAAAGAGGTTGGGATCAATATTGAGGATTACGCGCATTTTCCTGCGTTTAAGGAAGCGGTTATAAAAGCTGCGATGGTGACATGAGCGAATCAAAATTGCCAGAACAAAGGCTAGTTATAAACAGACCGCTAAAAATGGATTTGGCTATGCAGGAAGCTGCTAAGCGTGCGCAGTGTCAGCCAAAGATTGTAAGCATTACTACAAAACCAAAAGGCAAACCGAAGTGAATAACAAATTGACAGCTAGGCAGCGCAAACATCTTGCGACCATAAAACAAATGGATTGTGCTGTTTGTGGTCAATCGGGGCCATCAGATGCGCATCACATAGAGCAGCATAAGCAATATCTTTGTATTCCCCTATGTAAAGATTGCCACCAAGGTAGCCATAACGGTATCCATGGTCAAAAAAGAATATGGAATGTCATGAAAATGACGGAACTTGATGCGCTGAACGAAACAATAGAAAAGCTATTTTAATTAAAAAAGACAAGGAGAAAGCTAAATGAAATCTATATTTGTAAATATACGCATGACACCAGAACTGAAAGCTGTTTTACAAGCAATGGCAGATGCTGAGTGCCATAGTTTGTCAGCGCAAATTACTTTTATGCTTGAACAGATGCTCAAAAAATGATTCATTACCACGGGTTGCCCATTACCCCAGCAACGGCTGCAATGACAGCTGTCAATGCTGGTCATGCGTTTGTAAGTTATAGGCACAAAGACCAACTAAGCATAGTTGTGGAATGTTGCCAAAGTTTTGCAATTGATAATGGTGCATTTAGTGCTTGGAAATCTGGCAACCCAGTCTTAGATTGGTCTGAGTTTTATGTTTGGGCATTAGATTGTTTGCGTATTCCATCTTGTGATTTTGCAGTAATACCAGATGTTATAGACGGTAATGAAACAGACAATGACAAGTTATTAGATAACTGCCCATTGCCGATATGGTTTGGCGCACCAGTTTGGCATATGCACGAATCAATTGATAGGTTGGTAAGGTTAGCAATCAAATACCCACGGGTATGCTTGGGTAGTTCAGGTGAATTTTCAACTGTTAACAACCAAGGTTGGTGGAACAGAATGGCGCAAGCAATGAAAGAAATTTGTGATAAAGATGGCAGACCACTTTGCAAATTGCACGGTTTGCGCATGTTAAACCCAGATGTCTTTACAAAATTACCATTGGCAAGTGCTGACAGTACAAATATTGGTAGAAACATTGGAATTGATTACAACTGGCGTTCAGGAAATTACCCGCCACCCACAAAAGAAATGAGAGCTAAAGTGATGCGGTCTAGAATAGAGGCACACAATGCTCCACCCACATGGAACTTTCAAACACATTTAATTCAGGGAGTTTTAATATGATTATTGCAATTTTTATTTATGCTATTGCTATGGTTTTAGCCAATCTGTCTGTTGCTCATTTTGGTGCTTGGGTTTCGCCTATAAACTCGTTCTTTTTTATTGGTCTGGATTTGACTTTGCGTGATTGGTTGCAAGTAAAAATTAAGCCTTTAAGTATGTTATTCCTTATTGTGTGTACAGGTGCAATTACTTACCTATTAAACCCAACTGCAAGCCACATCGCTATTGCATCATCAATTGCATTTACTGCGTCAGCATTAGTTGATTGGGCTGCCTTTACAAAGTTAAAAGGTTCTTGGATAAGTCGTGCTAATAAATCTAACGTGTTTGGCGCAGCAGTAGATTCTGTATTGTTTCCAACAATTGCATTTGGCGTTTTGATGCCACACATTATTTTTTTTCAGTTTTTAGCTAAAGTTGCTGGCGGTGCTTGTTGGTCTTTATTGATAACTAAATTTATTATTACCAAAGGTACTAAATGACCCCTAGCCAAAGAACGGTTGCACATCTACGTAAACTTGGTTATCAAACAGCTAATGTCGAGCATTACAATAGCTTTACGAAACGCAAGCATGACCTGTTTGGTTGTATTGACATATTAGCAGTTGGCAACAATGAAACACTAGCAGTTCAAGTTACGAGTAAAAGCAATATGTCTAGCAGAATTAAAAAGATTGAAGCAAGTGAGGCATTGCCAGAAATGCTGCGCTCTGGATGGCGTGTAATTGTTCATGGATGGTCAAAAAACAAATCCAATAGATATGAACTTAAACAATTTGAATTTTAGGGGTAAACTGTATGGGTGCTACACACGAAATATTAGACGCAATTAAGCATGGAAACAATGTAACAGCGGTAGATATAGCAGCAAAAACACAATTGCCAGTAAGAATGATACAAGGCGTGCTGTGGCGGCTATCAACCAAAGGGCGAGTAGTAAGGCAAAAGATGGATAGTCATGCGTCAAAGGGGCCACGGAGTGTTTATGCATACACTATTGGAGAAAAAGAATGCCAAGTAAATCCCCAGCACAAGCAAGAATGATGGCGGCAGCAGCTCACAGCCCAAAGTTTGCAAAGAAGGTTGGTGTACCGCAATCTGTTGCCAAGGAATACAATAAGTCTGATACTGGCAGCAAGTTGCTTAGTCGTGCGACTAAGATGTTATCGCGTAAACGAAACCCTGGCACAGAGAAAATAAAATAATGGCTGAGACTAATGCATTGTCAGAAAAACAGGAAAAAGAATTCCAGACATGGATTAAAAACACTGGCTGGTACAAAGAATATGTAACTCAGTATAAAGAAGAGCCAGACCTAAATATTGCCGAGTATGATTATCGTGCGGCGTGGAAAGCAGGTGTAAAGCCAGAAAGGTATGAGTACGACAATAATCGTTACCATTGGCCTAGCGTAGATCCAAAATCAGGGGAACCATTAAAGTCAAGTGACCATCCTACAGCATGGAAAGAAGATTATATGCAACGTACAGGCAAAAACCCAGATGAAGTCGGCGCAACAAAACAAGATTATGAAAAAATGACTGGATCAAAAATGCTTATGCGTACACCAAACCCTGGCGCCAACAAGATAAAAGGAAATTAATGTGGACACATTAGAATCACTGACTGCAGCCGAACAGAAAGAGTTTGCAAAGTGGATGAAATTCCATGGCGTATACAAATCACTTAAAGAACACATGGAAGGTGAAGACGAAGATTATCAGGAAGAGGGTAAGCCTGGCATGAACGGATCAAAAATGCTTATGGGTGGCAGATAATGGCTCGTGTCGGCAGGCCTAACAAGTGGGAAGACTGTATAGATCCTGCATGGGATTATGTTAATGGTGGCTTTCAGCAAGAGAATGACGTAGTGCCAACCATAGCAGGGTTAGCTGTATGCTTGCACGTTGCACGCGAAACTATTCATGCATGGGCGCGTGAGAACGAGGAATTTTCTCACATTGTTAAAGCTTTAATGGGCAGACAAGAGAAGATGCTAGCAAATGGCGGCATTTTAGGCGAATATAACGCCAGTATTACGAAGTTATTGTTGTCTAAACACGGTTACTCTGACAAGGTAGAGACTGCGCAC